TGCAGCTTGCAGTTGTGCAGATACTCGGTTAAAGATGCCACGCTCTCCAGATTTTGATTCATATAGTGATTGCCACTCTTTCATAAAGATGCCGATGTCCGGCTTTTCAGTATAAGCTACTGAGTTGTTAGCTAATGCTCGTTGTTTTTCATCTTCCCACCAAGCGCCATTCTTGGCGTTACGCATACGCTCATCCGTCAGATTCGACAAGGAGATCAGAGCACTGCGTCGTACACCTCCCACTACTACAATCTGAGCAATCTTGCATACTAAGTCATGGCATTCTACGGAGTTTAATCTACGTCCAGCTGCTTTCTGAAATAGCTCGATTGCAAACTGGAATAAGTCCATGAGTGGTTTTGGTCCACTGGCACGTCCTCCGAAGGTCTTAAGTCTAGCTCCAGCTGGTCGGACTTTGGAGTAGTCAATTGCAGGTACCAAACCAGTATAGAGTAACCCAAGTAGCTCACGAAGAGCCGTGGCCCACCCTTGCTTCGAATCAGCAACCACAATAGTTGTATCAGTGAGTGTAAACTCTGAAGCGATTTGCGGAAGCTTTTGGACATATTGTCTTTCTACAGAGAAACCTAAGCCAGTACCATTCATGAGAATAAACATAGCTTCGTCAAAGGCACGAACATCATCAATTGGTAAGTATGAGCAGTTATATCCTGCAATGTTATCACGTTCTAGAGCCGGTCCTGCTGTCATAAGGGCACGCATGGATGGCATTAGATCTAGATTGTAGATTGCATCGTATACTTCTTTGTATGGGAATGTCTCAGGGAAGCGTTTAGCCCAGAAATCACAGTAACGTGTAACTGTTTCCCCCCAATTCTCACGTCTACCTTGATCAGGGATCCAACGAGCGTAGCGTGATTTGTGAATATATTGCTGATAGTCGGTTAAGTTGTTACTCATCAAATGGTTCTTCGTCCAGTTCTTTTTCTAATTCATCAGCGAGTTCTTCGATTAGATCTTGGAATCGCTCTACAATATCCTCACTAGTGATTTTAAGGATCTCTAGTAAGGATACTTCATCTATACGACGTAAACGGTCGAATATATCTACTAAGGTTAGCATTGTGACCTGTCACTGGGATGCTGTGCATCTTTATACCGATCATCTAGGTCTGGTCGTGTCTTGGTCATGTTAGATAAAAACATCCAGCAACAGCCAAGATGATCAATATGTGGAAGGCCACTTTCTGCGTCAATGTCTTCGCCTCTTTGTAAAGCAGCGAGGTGGCGGAGCATAGCAGCAGTGAGACGACTATAACTAATACCATTTCTCCAATTATGCTCGTCATACTTCTTAGCTCCAAAAGTTAATACCTTGGCAAGACCCTCTAGAGCATCGAAGTCTAGGAGATCCATTCGAGGTTTGTCGTTATCATACTTGAGCCCCCCTTCGGGGATCATGTCTTTAATGTCGTTTTCTGTGATCATTTGTGTTGGTAATACGCTACTGCTAGCAGAGCTAGCCCCACTATTAGTAACATACATTTCCTTAATTTGCTTGTCTAATCGAGGCATGCGCCACGTCAGTTTTTGTTGATCTGCTCCAAGTACCGCAGTCAGTGCACTGATATCTCTGATAAGTTCCGCTGATTGTCCGTGCGGTGCCTCGTCGTTGAATAGCTTTTGATCCACAGTTTGGGCAAAGGTGTTCATCTTTTCCGTCATAAACATTCCTGTTAGGATGTGATTTAATCCAAGGAAGAACTTTGTGATATACTTTTTCAAGTAATACAACGTCTTGCTTGTTGTACTTTTCCATGATTTTCCATGCATTGGGATCGCCATTCATACAGCGTACCCACAATCCATGACCTTCATGTCCTGTTTTAGAGCCAAGGCCTAGGCGTTGCGCTACATAATCAAGTTTGTTAGAAGGGAAGCGGAAGTTGCTACGCATTGTCCGTAATAGGTCAATCTGCTTATATGGAGCTGGAGGAGACATATCATTTAACAAGAACTCCTTGTTCAGTGTTGGCATGTCGAACTTAGTGCCGTTGTAGTGAACAACAGCATCTGCTTCGTTAATCATTGTGTAAATCCGCTTAAGCATTTTCTTATCGCTGGATTGATGCACTGAATCGAAGAAGATTTCTTTTTCACCTAACCATTTAGCAGCCCAGCACATTACGTACGAAGACTCCTGCAGTTGGTTAATGGAGACGTTCTGTTGCCACAGCCCCCATACGTGAGCCGTATTGGGACTTGTTTCAATATCTAGTAATAATATCTTCACGGTTAGAACTCCATAGTCTTGTGAGCTTGCCACAATAGATTACCAATGGAGTCAACAAGACCTTCATTATCTCTCATAGCGTCTTGACCTAATGTATTTAACAACATATGCATTAGTTCATGATAGAATGTAATACCTTTGAGATCATCAGGCTTGATGTTGCTATCAAACCAGATCTCTCCAGCATCATATCTACACAACCCATGAGCATCAGTGGTGGACATACCATCCTTTAACAAGATGTTAATTGTCTGCCCCCCTAGCTGAAACTTACTGGGAAGTCTGAATTTGCTCATGTGTTTCTTTCTTTGGACAACCACGAGCTAACATAGCGTCTGCATTAGCCCAACAAGCATCAAACTGAACAGTAGATGGATTTTGGTTTTTGTCTAGTAACGCATCAAGGAATGTATTAGCAAATAAGCTACGCTGACTTACTGATACACCCTCTTTGAATCCTTCTAAGAATGCACCCCGTAAGGCATTGTTCATGTCTTGATCTGTTACACGCTGTTCGTGTAGTGTGGCAATTGCCATATTATTGCATCCCTTCTGGTCCTTCGACTACAACAACGCTACGTGTGTCAACGAGTTGTACTCCGTTATTAATTAAGATATCCATAGCCATTTCAAGTAACAGATGTACTTGATTTGTGCTAAGGTTGGCATGGAAGTCTACGCTCCCATCCGCCATTTCGATTATCTGATGTATTTTCATGTGAGCCATTCTGGCGGCAGACCATCACGCAAATCCGACCACATAAAGCCAGCCTTAGTTGCCCAGTCTCCGTAAGAAGTTTTAGATCCTTTTCTCAATTTAACTCGTGCATTCTGGAAGAAGATATAGAAGGTATGGTCAGGATATTGTTCCTTGACCCATATCATCTTCTTTCTATCTTCAACAGTTAGCTTACCTTTAGTTTCAATGTAAACCTTGTCTTTTACTTTCCAGTCAGGAATGTAAGTTCTTATGGCTTCAGGTTGCTTGAACTTTAGGCGGTCCGGTTCGTACGTCACTGAGTCCGGGATCAGAGTCCTGAACTTCGCTTCGAACTTTGACTTGTAGGCTTGGAGGAACCCAGAGTTCTCCTTGACTTCTTTGGATATAGAGGAGCGCCCCATTTAAGTTAATGTCGTGTGCTTCATTTGTGTAAATCTCTTTCACATAATTGTACATGTCAACAGCATTAGAGCAATAATCAATTGCATCATGATGGTGTTGCATGAACTTAGGCCATTTCTGTCTTGCTTTGCCGTCATAACCTGGTATATTGTCTGATACGTCTCCTAAGATTAATTGCTTGTAAAAGCTTTTTAATCCTTCAATGGGAGTTACGAACGATCGTTCTTTGGTTACAAAGTTAAAATGATGACCAGAGATCATCTTTAAGTCTTTGTCAATAGAACAGACAACAAAGGACATTGGGTCCTCACAGTCTGTGGCAGCGATACCTATAAGATCGTCTGCTTCACAGCCTTCTGAGATAACCGCATTCCATGTTTCGACAAGGTAATCCCTGCACGCTTGTAGATGTACAGGCTTGGGCTTGTCTTTACGATTGGCTTTGTACTCTGGATAGATGTCATAACGGAAGTTATCCTTGCCGGTCAAAAAGCAACGGTATTCGTCACTTTCTGACTCACGCAGGATATCACGCATCATGTTTTCTATCCGAAGTACAGCAATCTCTTCAGGTTCATGTTCGGCACTAGCAGAACAGCGATATGCAACGATATCACCGTCTATTAGTGCTTGCATCACTCTACAGTAGGCATATCAAACTCTACCATTTCGCTTTCTATTTCTTCGATTGTTGTTTTCTTTTTACCGAAGACGAAGTCCTCAAGTTCTTTTGCGGTGGCAATGACGTCGGATACTTTGAGCGACTTAGCACCCACAGAAAGAATTGCTGTAGCGTTGCTAAGAGACGACTGACGAATGATGTAGACTTGACGTGCTGCACGTTCTTCTGGGGTCTCGTACGTACTACGTGGGGCTGGGCTTGCTGCCTTGCTTCCAGCACTACTTGCTGAGGCTGCTTGACTGCCGTCGGCTTTCTTGGCACTGACGAATTCGTCGTACCCTTTGTCGTTTTTGGCTTCTGTGACTTCAAATGTTTCTCCTGCTTGTGCTTTAGATAAGATTGGGTATACAAACTTCTTGCTAGATACTACGTTACGTGTTGATGTTTTACCATCGCCAGTAAAGTTAATTTTAGCAATTTGGAATGATCCACGATCATCAATAATAACACCGTTAACTGTAATTAACATACTTTCCTTTTTCTAATGATTCATTGTGGGGCCATAGTGGCACTCACATGCTAATGGTATATTTGGTTTAACTCCGAACATCCTCTCAAAGTTTGTCGGCATGTCTGCAAAGCTATCCTCAAATAACTTAATAGTTTTTTCTACTTCTACATCGTCTACATCTACGAGGATACTGTCATGGATAGTTCCAATAAGACGTCCTCTAATTCCTGCTCGCTTAAACCTTTTCGCAAAGCATACTCTGATAATTGCCATGATGTCATGACCAGTTCCTTGTACAGGGTGATTTGTTAGTGTTGTCCATGGGATGGCTAGGTTGCCTTTGAAATCACGAACCAAGTCGAAGTACCATTCCCGTCCCTGAGGCCCAATGATAGGGAGACGTTGGCTGACCAATCGTGCCCAGGATTTGTGAGTAGTATCCAGTCCCTTGTATTTGGTGAAGAACTTATCTCCAATAGATTCCCAAAACTTAACCGTGCTGTTTGTTGCGGCAAATTCGGGGTCTTTGGAAAAGGCGTAAGCACTTCCTCGATAGATAGTTCGAAAGAGGTACTTCTTTGCGATAAGTCGGCTAGGAAGGCCGAAAGCTCTTTCATTCTCGCTATGTAAGTCTCGTCCTTCAAGAATCTCCTCCATCCCTACGGGATCTTGTGATAACCAAACTGCTGTCCACCATTCCAGGGCTTTTGCGTCTGCTTGTATAATCATTTCTTACAAGTAAGAGCACATGTTGGATGTGCTTCTTTAGGATGAAATAGTTTGTCATACACATCACGATTAAACATCATGAGAGCATCTTTAAAGTCTGAAGCTCCATGAATAGCGATGTATTCACTAAGATTAGACATGACAGTGTGTTCCCAAGACTCCGCTGCTACTAGCGCTAGCTCCTCTGAGATGATCATTGCTTGTTTCAGCTTGCCCATATTCACTCCTTACAAAGTTCTGCATCTCCGGAGGCATATTCTGGAGATTTGGTTTGGTAGATGATAGTCTACCTGTCCATGTTGTTACTTGATTGAACTGCCCATGGATTTTGTTTTTAGGCCAATGCATTTCTTCATTGATCTTGATGAAGCCTTGATAGAATTCATTGACTTTGGTTAGTTGTGCTAATTTAAGAAGTAGCGGCACTACACCAGTCTTGTCTTTGAGTTTACGAAGTGTGTCTTCATTGGTGGACCAAAGTCCGTCTTTCTTTAATTCGGTACCTTTAATAGGTTTAACGAGTCCATCCAAGTGATGAGTTTGTCGATCAATCGAATAGCGAGGCTGTCCGAGCTTTCCCCCTGACTTATATAATCCTGCCAGGACACGTCTTTCTTCCTCAATAGTGCCTCCATAGAGATAGGCACTAAGGTGATCAGTGCTATTGAAGTTAACAGGTATATGAGGATATCTAGACCCAAGTTCCGAAGCGATTTTACTGATTTCTTCAGAAAGCTCGTTACTTGCTTCAAGAATTGCGTCAAGGTCGACTGGGATGCCATTGTATTCCATTTCTTCTAAAGTTAGTAAGTCTTCACAACAGAGATGTATTAGACGCCATTGCTGTGGTTTTAAGATACTTAGTTGTTTGTAGTATAATAACAACGTTGTTTTAACGTCATTGATGTTGTATTCCGATAAGATGTCCCAAGGAACAGCATCGGTATCAATACCTTTTTCCCAGTATTCAGTCTTTACTACATCTGTTTTTTGTGGGAGTTCATACTTTTCCAAGCAAGTAGCGAGGCTAGGATACTTAGTACGCTGACGGCTAATAACATACTCAGCAACTTGACAATCAAAGACTCGTTTGTCCAAGGTATCAATGCCGTAGCGACGCAACCAATGAAGGTCGAACTTAATGTTAAATCCAATAAGTAGCTCTGCACTGTTAATGGCTTGTTGTAGTAGTCGTAATCCCTCACTATTGGGATGCACACAATTATGTGTAGTGCCATCAGTCCAAGCAACAGAAACAAGTTTGTTAGTAGCATCGAATGGGTTTCCTTTATTAGAAGTTGTACACTCTATGTCTATTGATAATAGTTTCATCGACCAGTGGCAATAGGATTATAGATTGTAGCAGGTGCTTGTCCGAATGTCATTGCGCTACCTGCAGATTCGCCTGTGGCTGTATAGAAGAATGTTAGTGAGTCAGCAAATGTTGTTGTGCTGATTAGTAGGAGTGTAAAGATGAGTAGTTTCATACATCCGCCTGAAAAGTACTGGTTTGGATTTCAGCATATAGACGTTCATTCTGTGTGTCTTTATAAATTGAGTTACATTTCTCACAGAACACATCAGCATCTTGTAGGCTTTCAAAGACACCAAGTACATGACCATCTAGTTGAGTTGTGTCTGCCCCTTTATCGAGAGCAAATCTCATTACTACAAAGCATGATGTAAAGCGTTTTCTTGTCATGATGGCATATCCACGTAACGGGCAATGCCCGGATTGATTTGGACTTCAATACGTCCATGTCTCATTTCTGGTAATGTGTCAATATCACCAGTGAGCTTATTTTTAGAGATGTTTAGGAATCTGACATAGTCCCAGCCTTCATCGTAGATCTTACCGATGCCTAGAATCCAATCAGCTTCAGCTTGTTTGGATGTTTTTGCATTAGCAACGTTGTTCATGGTGAGCCACCTCTGGCCGTCACCCGAACCGTCTGCTTGCGTAACACCGATAACAGGACCATATTGTTTGGCTAGTTCACGAGCCCATACGTAGATTTCACCTAATCGGAGATCTTCACGGTCATTCTTGAATCCACGGATTTTATCTATCTGATCAAGGATGATAAGCTCAGGATCAAGTTGGGCACAGAGACGTTCGATGTCGGTAGCTGACATAGATACCCCGTCAACCATCTTAAAACGGTCACCAAGACGTTTATCGAACTCAGCTTTGGCATGGGGTATATCTCGGAACAACTCTACGTGTGTGAGTCCTAAGGCAGCTTGGTAACAACGTACCATAACCTTGTCACACTGCTCTTCGTTGTTAATCCAAAGGACAGTACGCTTGGCTTGTTGAGCCATGCGAGTAGCTTCTGAAGCTAGGAAGGTAGTTTTACCTGTTTCAGGCCTTGCAAAGATGAAGCCAAAGTCACCTTTACGTAGGGAACCAAGAGATTTATTAAGAGAATCGAGTCGCCATCGCAACCCAGGCGTGGCGTATGTTTGTTGATGTAGCGTAGCTAAGTCTGTGGTTGTGAACTCAAACTCAGTAGGATCAACAAGTTCTTCGGCAGTTTCTAATTGTTTAACAAGTTTGTTAACATCTTCTATGCCTTTACGTCCCTCACTAGCATCGTAAGATACCAGAGCTAGTTGCGACAATACAGTTTTCTGCTTATACGCTTTAAGCAGATCCGCAACTAACTCCGGTCTTACATGGCAGGACCTAATAGTCTCGAGAACAGCTCTGTGTGTTTTATCAATCTTTCCAGATGTTTCACAGATGATCTCGAATTCCTCGACAGTAATGTCGGTATCATGTTTGGCATGATAGTTGTCAAGGATGGACAAGAGAGTTGATAGTTCTCGTGTAAGTTGCTTTGGAGCAACATATTTACGATAATCTATCCAAGTTTGTTTAACAAGTAGAGACTTCAATATTTGAAGTTCTATCATATTAAGCTTTATTATTATGTTATTAATATATTATTAATTATTATATATAAATATTATAACATGTATTTTTTAGTTTGTCAAGAAGTATTTGATCTTTTCATCAGTATATTCTTTTGGATCTAAGTTAGTGAATACACACATAGCTTTGAGTCCAATTGATTGACTTCGGTTGACAATATCATGTGCGTTTTTCCACTTGTCTGAGTCTAACCAGACTAGGATACCACCACAAATACCTTTTAAACGCATCAGAAGGGGTGTAGAAGCCTCTGAACCCCATAAGGGCATGGCGTAGCCTTGCCGTGCTATTTTAATGGCACTAAGGAGGTCTTCTGTAAGAATTAGAACATTCTGTTTTTTACCCAAAGGATACAATAAATCATGGATTTTACCCTGTGATTTGTATTTGCTATGAGCATTTGTAGCAAAATTACGACCTTGATAGGCCATTAATTCTTCACCTTTGTACAATGGATAGATAAGTTGTTCTTTGGAAGGCGACCACAACATTCGATAAAGCATTCGTTCGGTCGGGGTAATTCCGTACTTATCAAGCCAGTTTACAGCGATGTGTGGTAAATTAGCAACACAGTCATGTGGTAATTTAACAACAGTCGTATCAATAGTGTTGTTTTTTGGCACATAATACTTAGAACCTGTTGTATATCCGCAACCAAAACAGTAAGCGGAGCCGTCGTCATAGACGCCAAGGTTGTCTTTAGAGCCACATTTTGGACATCCCTCGTGTTTAACGAAGGTTGCCATTAGTAAATATGTTTACGGATAGGTGATGGGAAGTAGACTTTAGTAGTCTGAGCCTTCTGCTTTTTCGTCGTACGCATTTAAGTCATCTCTTTCTGTATATTCAATATCTTCAGCAATTGTAAGGAAACATTTGTTACACATGTCAATGTAGTCACCTGTTACAACAGCTTTACGAGTTGCCTCGAAGTCAGTTAATACGCAATTACAAGATAGACATCTCATACTACCTCTACTTCTGTCCATGCTGCAAAGTAATAACGTTCTCCATCACTGCCTTGACAAGGGGCATATGCACCATCAACGTGTGTGTAGGTATATGTTATAGTTGCATCAGGTACAGGTGCATCTGGAGGGATGTGTACATTTAGATTAGTAATAATAAATTTATCACCACGTTTTAAGTTGTATAGTTCACTCATTAGTTCTTATCCTTTACTTGGTGTGACTTAACAAAGTCTACTGCGTCCCAGAAGCCGTTTTCGTAATCTGTTGAGTTAATGCCTGTCATGGTAATGTCTTGATACCAGACAATCATCTTTTCTAGGTGCGCAAGTCGTTCCTGCATCTTCTTTAACTCATCACATGGTACACCCACTACATTATTAGGTCTTTTCAACGCCTCTATTTCAGCTTGTTGCTGGCGTAGCATAGGAGCAGCTAGCATAGCAATTGTTTCAACAAGATCAATATCCCATGAATTTTCGTGTTGTAATATTTTTTCTAATCTATCTGCTAGTTCATTGTTCATTTCAGCGCCTCCTTAGCCCACCTAATATGGTCATCGCACTGCCACTTAATCTTGTCATGGCTAAGCTCAACGTGCTCGTTGGCAATAGACTGTAGTACCTGTTTCAATGCTTCTATTTTAGCTTGTTGCTGGCGTAGCATTTCAATAGCTTGTTTAACTGCTGGTAAATACCCAACAGAAAGCATCTTTTCAAACTCCTTTAAATCAGCTAGTTCATTTGCGTTCATTTTCTCACCTGTAAAAGTATTGGCCCGAATCTATAAACATAGTATAAATCGCCACCATTAAAGCGCACTGAGTTCCACTGTAATGGCTCGCCTTTAAACCACGGAGCCTTATAAAATCGTATGTTCATTCACCATCCTCCACCATAATACCATTATCTCGGCGGTAAATTTCCTCGTCGGTAAACACCTTGGCTATGTGCTCAGGGATGTGGGTCTGCGTCATGCGGATGTTGTGGATGTGCATGTTAGACAGCGAGCACACTGGGCGGTATTCCAGTGGTGATCTGCCATCCTTGCCACGACAACCCCAGTGAAAATCAGTACGGATCTTTTCGTGTGGGTCTGTGTCGTACACACAGGCGTCTTGGTAGGGCGCGTCATCATGGATGTTGCAACGCTGATAGTCAAGGCCGCCGTCGATCATGTACTCCTTACCATTGGCGTCTACATAGGTCTTGTAGTCATGTCTGTTGTAGCTCTGCATCATTGTGCCATCGGGGGTGATGATGCGGTTGGCTAACAGGCGGGGCTCTTTATTAAAGATCGTGTCCCAGTTGGCCTCAAATTGTTCTTGATTTTGTGGGGCGATTTGTTTGTCACCCTTACCTCCGTCGTGCTTTGTCATGCTATCTCCTAAACAGTGCTGTTGATTTACGTCTGCCGTATACACGGCGAATGCGTAGCGCTTGTATCATGCCGAATGTCTTGTTGCGGTGGCCTTGATGCGCCCTACGGATTTGCTGCATCTTAAAGCGCAGTACTAGACTAATTGATTTTTGTCTAGTAACAAGTGTCCTACGCCGACCAAACCCCCCAAACACGGAGGTGAAGTCGTTGCGCTTAATAAACTTGCGTCGGTTAAAGTGTTTCATTCTGTGGATTACCAGCTAGGGCAAACTGTGCGTACTGCCACGCTGTATCGCGTACCTCTGCGGGGGTTGCGCCCCGTGCAATGAGCCCCATGGTGGCGGCCACTGCAAAGGCAAATAGTTGTTCGTCTTGTGTCATTAAAAAATTCCTTCATCAAATGTTTCTATTGAGTCAATATATTTCTGTGCCTTGTCATTAAACTTAACACCCATGTATACGTGTGATCTCTCACCATTGGTGCGTATCAGGTCTGACTTGACACAGTTCTCCTGTGTCGCGGCTAAGAAACGTCTCTTAAATGCCTGCTCGGTTCCTGGGGCCATTGACTTCTTAAGGGCCCAGTGCTTGTACGCCGAGAATACATCATCCTTACTTACCACTGCTGACGCCTCAAAGATCAATGCGTCCTCAACAAAAGAGCCAATAGGATTGCCCAGCTCAGCCATAAGGTCTAAGTACTCCCTACCTGACTCAGGCTGTACAAAGTGACCGCCCCTTGCAATGCGTCGCTTAAGTCCAGCCATTGCCCAGTTAAAGACGCCGGAAAGTTCTTGCTCTAGCTTGTGTGATAGGTCTGTGTCCTCCTTGTTAAAGAATGACTTGGTCATCTTAAGCACCAGCATACGTCCGGTAAGCGCGTTAGAGTTCTCAGTTAGCTGTAGTACCTCATTGGAGTAGATTACTAATCGCGTTGGTAGGTATCCGTTCCAGCTCTCCTTGTTCTTTCTATTGACTGTAATAGTGTCGCCGCCAACAATTCTAAGGAGTTGAGAGACAACAGCACTGCGGTTACGCTCAGGGGCACGGGCGTCTGTGAAAGAAGCGAGTAGCTTACCCAGCCAAGGTTGCAGGCCAAAAGTATCACAAAGTTCTCCTAGTTCTGGCGCGACTGTGTTGTGCTGTCCAAGCAGTGCCACTAGCACCTTGTTGATCGTCCCCTTGCCGGATCTGCGAGGACCAATCACGTTAAAAAACTTCTGCTGTCTTGTATCACCCGACAGGATATAACCAAACATCTCCTGCAGTAGGTCGATAGACTCTTGGTCATCAGGCCATATAGACTGCAAGAACGCCTCCCACGTTGGGCTTGTGGCTAGTGGGTTGTACTCAAAGGGCAACGAGTTCTGTGTAAAGAAACCCAGTGAGTGCGGTATCAGTATCGAGTCCTCTAAGTGAAACAACCCATTCATCAGGCTGACCAGCTTTGAGGCCTCAGGCTTGGTGCGTGCGTAGTCCTCCAACCAAATGGGTGGCTTGGTGTTTGGGTGGTTAGGTAGGTGGACAATCGACTTGACCGCGTCTAACGCGCCCGATACTGAGGCCGGTGATGGGTTAAATGGTGCGAGAGCGCCCTGTTTGCCGGCCTTCTTGCACTTATCTAGGAAGGTGTACACCCTTGCCCGTATGGTGGCCTCCTCGATGACCTCGTAGTGTGTGCCTACGTGGATATAAAAGTCGTCGGCGTAGTGCACCAGCTTATAGCCCTCCTCAGAGGAGTAATAGTTATCTAAGAATGTACGGGCGTGGTTCATGGTGCCAGCGTCTAGGATGATGTCTCCCTTGGCGAGTGCCTGCGTGCGTACCCGCTGGTTCACTTGGAAAATCAATGAGCGCAGTGTGGCACCCGATCCCTTAAATGTCCTCCACTTGTTCTCGCATGAGTAGTCACCCGTTGAGGTGTAGGATGAGCCCGTTGCTGACCAGCGATCCCACGCCTCACAGGCCTCCACATCACCGCCAAACTGGTGGTGCAGTATGGCGCCGACCTTAAGCCACTCATGGTAACCACAGTTCGGGTCTAACTGGGTGAGTAATTCCGTCTCGACGCGGCTAATATCCCAGTCCTCCACGGGTGGTGTGTAGTCACCAAACGCGTCGCCGGTGTGTCTTAGTGTGCGCTCGGGGATGACAGAGGTCAGGTCTTGTGGTGTTGTTGGTATGGTGCCTGATAGGTGGTGCCCTGTGACTGTGAAGAATCGTCCGGTACTGTATGCCTCAAACCCAATGGCGTGATCTGCGTGTGATGCAAACAGGGAGGAGCGTGTGAAAATCTTTACCCCTGTCCCCGATGGGCTGATCTCCATGTAACCATCGACTGTGTTGGCTAGATCCTGCATTGCCTGATTGGTGAATCCCTCAATGGTGTGGTCGTAGCAGTCATCTAGGTCGATGCCCACTAGGTCGTCGTCCTTTGAGAAGACAAACCCAATACCTGAGAACTTATCTGTCGTGTATGCCTCCTCAACCGCAAGGAAGTCTGTCCATGTCTCGGGGTTGGTCGATGAGGCCGGTCTGCCATTGGTCTGTAGTGGCATTTTTGACCATCTCTTGTTGTCTCCCTCGCCTACCTCCACGAACGACCACATCACCCACCTCGGCACCTTTTTGAGTGTGGTGGGGATATTGTGTGTCAGGACGGGTAATGTTGTTGGCTTCATAGTTCCTTTCTTCTTACCTATATAAATGCAAAAACTAGGGTATTTGTGGTTTCATAATGTGAAATATGGTGTAAATTGTATTAGGGTAAACCCTATTAGGGTAAACCCTAACTACTAGATGTAGTGTTTTTCCAGTGGTCAACCACTAGATTTGTATGGGTAGTATGGGTAGTACCCCTTACTTTATCATTTTTAATATTTTTAAAAAAATAAAAACGTAGTAGTGGGTAAAGTGCGTTTATACCCGTACTACCCATACTACCCATACAATCAAAAATTCCGCCCCAATGGATTAAAATAAAGTTAGAGGCAGAACACAGTCCCGTTTGGGGCTGGCATGCAGGTCACTACCCTGCCGTCAGGGGTGAATACCACTGTGTCTGCCAGTGCATAGGCAATGTGCCCTAGGAAGTAAACGGCGGTAACAAGCAATAAGATTTTGATAAACATGTTCATAGTTTCACCTGATAGTTTAAGTTGTCATTTAGGAAGTTATACGCCCACTTCCGGAAGGCCACTCGGTTTTCATTGGTCTGCTCATCTGTCGGATCCCACTCTGCCACTAAGACAAACTCCCCCTCTAGATTGTTAAACTCGATGCCAATAAGGTCACCATCTTGGTAGATATCGGTTGGTATTACTTCTTGTTTCATAGTTGCTCCTTGGTTAATTGTTTCTCTTCCCAGTTATCGGGCGACCCATAGTCCCCACGGCTGGAGCGCATACGCTCCTCGTCTCGGTATCGTGGCTCTACTGTCCACCACGCCAGTGAGGCCTCCTTGTACTCTAGGAAGTCATCATTAGGCTCAAACAGGGGATGGTTCATGCCCTCTATGTCGACTGTACATACCACGTCTGCCTGCCGTACCCATGGCGTGCCACGTAGCTTGTTGCGCGCCCTTATAAAGCGGTTGTACACCTTGGTCTGCTCGGTTGATAGGTGTGTCATATTACTCCTCATTTTCTTCTAAGAACTTCTCATTTTCAAGTGAGTCCAATGATACTGGCTCACGGCTGATGTACCCCCTAAGCTGGTGCACCCTTGATACACTGATGTCAAGTATGGCAGATAGCTCGGTCACTGTTGGCTCACGTCCCAGTAACTGAGACAGTACACGCTCCTCGTACTTCATCTTCTTGATGTTCAGCATGATGTTGACCGGCAGTCGGATAATGTTTGAGGTGTTGTTGAGCTCACGCAGTACAAACCGCCTGATAAATGCGCAGGCGTAGCTAGAGAATCGTACGCTCTTGGTTGGTTTCCAGCTACGTGCCGCTAATAGTAACGCCTCGTTGCCCATGCCAATCAAGTCCTCGAGCGGTGTCTTGCCGTGGTGCCACGCCGTCATCTTGGAGGATACCATGTACGGCACCAGTCTGAGGTTGTGCGTCACCAGCTCATTGAACGCCTCCTCGTCACCCTTGGCAATACGACGCCCGAGCTCGTGCTCGTACTCCATTGGTAGCTTAGAGATATCCATGCGTAAGAGCTCTTGCAGGTAGTCTGACTTGATGTCGTTGTTGTCACTCATTGTGGTTTCTCCTAAACAAAATCTCAACACGCGCTAGTATCTCCTCGTACATCACAATGGCAATACCCAAGATAAGCCAAATAAGCTCTGAGAATTGAAAGCTCTTATCGAGCTCCGCCCACGCGAATATAATCATTAAGAATCCAAATATCTTCAAATTAGTGCCTCTTTAAGTAGTAGTGTAGCCATCTCGTATGGATTGGCTTTGGGCTGGCGTGGCAGTGCCTTTAAGACCATGCCACTGGTTAGGTAGGGGGTAGCCTCAAGTCTAGAAACAAACTTCCTGCAAGCCCCTCCAAACTCATCCAATAATAGGTAACGATACTGGCTCATTGTTGTACTCTCTCTGCTTTTGGTTGCTCTCCTCTTGCCACTCCTGCCACACCTTGAGCAAATTGATCTCAGGCCGTGGCTGATTAAGAATATGCTCGATGAATTCTTCCTGCTCTTTGTTCATTTGTACAATCTGTTTAAGTCCGTGCATTATGTATTCTCCAAGTATTTGTCTGTTAATTCTTCTGCTAATGCCTTGATGTGATCGCCATAGCTACCTAATTCCAAATCATAATCTTGCCAGTCTGCAAATATGGCTGGGTTGGTTGAGAGTGATACCATAAACTCAAATACCCGTTTGTTAAACTCAAATGTCCGTTTGTCTGTAGTATTCATCATGCCTCCAATGGTTTAACTGTTACTGCCTTAATATGTTGTGTGGTTGTCACCTGTTTGACAAAGTCCAAGCCACCAAACTTACGCACCAATGGCGCGCTGATGTTCTCTCGGTCGTACTCTGCTACCTCGGCAAAGAATGCTTGTCCGTCATAGACACCCACACCTCGGGCTAGAATCTCTGCCTTGAGTTTGCTCTTGGTCTCCTCTAACTCTGCAATGCGTTGGCTAATGATGCCGTATTGATCAATGATGTTGTTCATGCTACCCCCTATGTTGTTTGAATGTAAGTGTGTATTGTACATTATCTTCGTCCACCGCGTCAAGCGATACGTAAGACTCACTGCCACTGCCTGTCCAATAGTCCCACGCCTCTTGTGGGGTATCAAAGTCCTTCGCCTCGTTGATGTTGTGAATTATGGCTAGTGGGCTAGAGTCCTTACTGCCCTCTATGCTAAACCGACCAAACTCGATGTCACCAAAATAATACGTAGTCATTATTTCACTCCCGCCATGTTGGTTGCCCAGTCCTTACCACTTCGCTCCTTGACATACTCCCAAGAGCCCTTGGTGCCCTCCTTGACGTGCAGGCGCGATGGGATGGTGTTGCCCCAGTAGTCCTTAGCGTCTTTGAGTCCTAAGAGGCACTTGCCGTCACTGATAGCCTGCATCATGGTGCGACCATATGATCCCTGTAATCCCCACATGCCCGAGTTAATGGCGCGCTGGATGGATGTGTAGTACTCCCCCTCGTCCACACTGTCGTCTGTCTCGATGTTGTTGATGTCTTTGATTGTGAATGTCATATTAAACCTCTTTCTTCTAAATAGTTTGCAATAATCTCATCAATGTCTTCGCTGTCTTTATCAATGATACCTGAGTTAATAATATCCAAGGCAATCTCTGTTACCTCATGGCGATACTCTGCACGCGGTACATCGCTATGGCTTTCATTATCAGGTAATTGATGTGCTACCTCTACGGCAATTTCAATCATGTTAAATGTCTTCATACTGCCTCCTCGGTTGATAGCCTAGAATATAGCTCATTTACTTTATTGCTCATCTCTTCAAAAAACTCTTTCTTGGTGTCGTAGCCTACGTCCTTGTATGTATTGCCCAGCGCTAAGTCATTAAAATCAAATAGCATCTCGGTCAATAGCTCTTCGATATACTTGTTCATACCTGCTCCTCATGTAGTTTAATCTTGGCCTGCTCGGGGTTGTTGTACCACCTATTGGCGATCTCCCACGCATCATTCTCATCATGCGCGTAGATGGTCGTGCGGTACTGGTCTGCTAGTAGTAAGTCGTACAGTGCACCCATTATTCTGTCTCCTCTACTTGGTGTACATCATACTCAAGAATCGCCTCGCCGTCCTGTAACTGCTCTTGGATAGCCTCGTATATCCATGGTGACTTAAGCAAGTAGCCGTCGTCGTCCAGCCGTACCTCGAGTTTGATTGTGTATGTTGTCATGCTATCTTCTCCCATTTTCTTGTAAATTGCTCCAGTGCTATGTAGTCGCTCCAGTCTGTGAGCTCGTCCTTAGCCCTGTAGGCAGTGATGCTTTTATAATTATCCTCTTCATAAAATTGGATAGTCCAGTTCTTTAGGTTCCAAGTCCACTGCCCTTCTCTTTCTAGCGTATCTTGGATCTCATCCTCGTAGGCGTCACGTAGTATCTGTACGGCACGCCACAGGTGGTTAATTGTGCTCATGCTCTACCTCCACTATTCTAAACTCGTCTCTGTCGTATGGGCTCTCAATGTTGCCCTCCTCGAATGCCTCTTGCTCGTCGTCCAAAAAGCTATCGAGCTCGTTTAACGCATCCTCAAAGCTATCGTACGTGCTAGGTGTCTCGTTGCCGTCCTCGTCATAGTCTGACCACGTATTGATCCAGCCGTCGCATAGCGTGTAGTGTTGTACCTCGTATCTCTTAGTCATTATGCCTTCTCCTCTTCGTACTGGCGACGTGTCATGTACACGATGCCCATACCGCTCAGTGTGTTTGGGTTTGGTTTGC